TTTGCCATCCAAGCGGTGTGTGAGCATCTGACCTCGATGGTCGATGGCACTGGCATCCGAAACTTGATCATCAACATTCCGCCGCGTTTCTCTAAGTCATTGATTTGTATGACGTTCTTTCCTGCATGGGTGTGGGCGCAACGTGAGATCACGCCGACATCGGGGCCGGGCGTTCAGTTTCTGTGTGCGTCTTACGGTTTGAACCTGTCATTGCAGGACAGCGTGAAGTGCCGCCGATTGATTTCTTCTAAGCAATACAATGACTTATACCCACATATTAAACTAACAGGTGATGTTAACGCCAAGCAGCGCTTTGAAAACTCGCTCGGTGGATCTCGCATTGCAACATCGGTGGGCGCATCGACAACGGGTTTCGGTGGTGACTTCCTTCTGCTCGATGACCCGAACAATGCGCTTGAGGCAAACTCGGACGCGATCTTGGAGACGACAACCGACTGGTTCGACAATGCATGGTCAACCCGTTTGAACAACCCAAAGACTGGCTGCCGCGTGGTGATCCAGCAGCGTCTCAGTGAGCGAGACATCACCGGCCACATCCTGTCGCGTGACGTAGGCGACTGGTGCCACTTGGTGCTGCCCATGCGGTTTGAGCCAGAGCGCAAGTACATGACCGTCATCGGCTGGGAAGATCCGCGCACGATCGAGGGTGAGCTGCTGTGGGAAGACCGGTTTGGTGAGAATGAAGTAAAGATACTGGAGGCCACGCTTCTCACTGGAGCGGCTGGTCAGCTGCAACAGCGTCCCACGCCTGCCGGTGGTGGTGTCATCAAGCGTGAATGGTTTCAGCCATGGGTGGAGGAAAAGTACCCGCCCTTCTCGATCGTCATCATGTCGCTCGATACCGCATACACGACAAAGCAAGAGAATGACTTTAGCGCCATAACCATTTGGGGCATCTTTGAGGAGCCGTCTGGCGTTTCGGCTATTCAAGGGCCGGGTGGCCGCGTTAGTTCCAGCTTTGCACGTGTGGAGACCGAAGACGTGCCACGGATCATGATGGTCTACGCTTGGCGCGGCAAGGTGGAGTTCCACGAGCTGACCGAGAAGGTGGTAGAGCTGGCCAAAGCACATAAGGTGGACATCATCCTCAATGAGAACAAGGCGGCTGGGCATTCACTGGAGCAGGAGTTGCGGCGGCTGTATGCCCACGAGGATTGGCAGGTGAGGCTTGAGAACCCCGGCGCGATGGACAAGGTGGCCAGAGCCTATGCGGTCCAGCACTTGCTTGCTGACGGGCTTGTATATGCGCCATGCCTCGACGAGACGGGCGACCAGTTCCGCGTCTGGGCTGACATGGTGATCACGGAATGTGAAAGCTTTCCTAAGGGTAAGAACGATGACCTCGTGGATACTCTTGTGCAGGCACTGACATTCATGCGTAAAACTGGCATGATTACACGTGTTGTTGAAAGAACAGCGGAAGTAAATGCTAGTAAAGTGTTCCATGGCCATAAGAATAGCCAGCCACTATACCCAATTTAGGAAAAGTGGTGTAATAGTATTGGAACTGACAATTTAAGGACAAGCTATGCCAGTCACGCCCGGACTTAGCGGCAACATTCGTTTGCCCGATCAAGCGGCTCAACCAGTCAATGTTGACGGTGTTGACGTTATCATTGAGCAGGAAGGTCCAAAGGGCGATACGCCAGAGATGGACGCGGACGGCAATGTCCTCCGCATTGACCATGGCGATGGCTCGATCAGCGTCTCATTAAATGGGCAGCCAATTGAGGAAGCCAACAAGCGCAAGAAGGATACTGGCTGGTTTGCCAACCTTGCCGATGACATCAATGACATGGAGCTGTCCCGCATTGCCGAGGAGCTTCTGCGTGGTGTCAAGCAGGACATGGACAGCCGCAAGGAGTGGATTGAGGAGCGGGCACAAGGTCTGCGCCTGCTCGGTCTCAAAGTTGAGATACCCGGCTTGCAAGGCAGTGCTGACGGTGCGCCAATCGAGGGCATGAGCAAGGTCCGTGATCCGCTGCTGCTTGAGGCGGTGCTGCGGTTTCAAGCAAATGCTCGATCTGAGCTGCTGCCTACCGATGGTCCGGTCAAGGTTCGGATTGATGGCAATGGCATTGGCCCAGATGATGACGACCTCGCCGAGGCACTTGAGAAGGATATGAACCACTATCTGACGGTGACGGCCACCGAGTATTACCCAGACACCGACCGCATGCTGTTCCTGTATGGCTTTGGCGGCACTGGCGTGAAGAAGGTGTACTACTGTCCGTTACGAAATCGTCCTGTCAGCGAATCAATTGATGCCGAAGACTTTATCGTCAACAACACGGCAACTGATCTGGCCAATGCAAAGCGAATCACTCAGCGCGTCATGATGCGGCCCAGTGTGGTTAAGCGCATGCAAATCATTGGAGCGTACCGAGATGTGCAACTGTCGCAACCTATGCAAACCACGCCCGATTCGGCCCAGCTTGAGAAAGCCAACATCCAAGGTGTGCAGCCAGAAACATTTCAAGCCGAAGATCGTGATCGGGAGATCTATGAGATCTGCTGCGAACTGGACATCAAGGGCTTTGAGCACAAGATTGATGGAGAGATTACGGGCCTCGAAATCCCTTATTGTGTTACCATTGACGCATCGTCGAAACAGATTTTGGCCATTCGGCGCAATTACAATGAAGATGACCAAGAGCTTCCAACGGCGCGGCGGATGTATGTCAAGTTCCCGTTTGTCCCCGGCTTAGGCTTCTACGACATCGGCCTGCTGCACATGCTCGGCAATACAACCAATGCCATTACAGCTGGTCTGCGTGAGCTGCTTGATGCTGGTATGTATGCCAACTTCCCCGGCTTCTTGTATTCCGATGTGGGATCACGGCAGAATAGCAACATCTTCCGTGTGCCTCCGGGTGGCGGTGCCCAGATCAAGACGGGCGGTCAGCCAATCAGTGATGTTGTAATGCCACTGCCATATAAGGAGCCAAGCTCTACGCTCATGGCTCTTATTGATGCTATGCGTCAGACGGGGCAGCGCGTTGGCGGTACGGCTGAGTTGCCTGTCGGTGAAGGCAAGCAAGATGCGCCAGTTGGAACGACTATTGCATTGATTGAGCAAGCCACCAAGGTGATGAACTCGGTGCATAAGCGCATGCATGCAGCGCAGGCCGAGGAGTTCCAGCTGCTCATTGATTGTTTCAAAGAGCACCCCGAATCATTTTGGCAGAAGAATAAGCAGCCAGCTGCCCCTTGGGACGAGCAACTGTTCCTCCGCTGCCTTGAGGATTACCACTTGGTGCCACAAGCGGATCCCAACACAGCCAGCCACGTACAGCGCATGATGAAGATCAGTGCCTTGACGCAATTGGCACAGCAGGCACCGCAGTTCATCAACATGGTTGAGGTGATCAAGGCATCACTGCATGCAATGGGCTGGGATAACTATCAGCGGTTCATGACACCGCCCGGACCTCCGCCGCCCGATCCAAAGGAAGAGCTGATGAGGGCGCAGGCACAGGCCGCACTGATGACGGCTAAGGCTAAAGCTGCTGCGACAGCGCATAAAATGGCTGGACCGCCCGACACGCATACATCAGCCGCTGAGATGCTTGACGCTCAATCGCGCCACATGGATGCCGAGACAAAGCACAAAGAGATGCAGATCAAGGCAGCGGCCGAACAGCTGGAAGCACAGAACCGTGCCAAGGACCGTGAAAGCCGTGAGATGCTGGCAGCTGCACAGTTGGCTAAGGAGATAGCCCAGCACCCCGATACAATGGCGCTGGTGCAGCGCTTTGTGTCACCAGAGATGCTCCACAAGTTACAAACACCGGGATAAGCCATGGCCGACGATACCGTAGACTTAGCAAAGCAAGTATTATCTGAGAAACCTGCCGTCCGGCCTAAATTTTCTATTGCGGGAAAGGGGTTTACACCATCGCAAGACCAAAATGGGTACCAGTTTCAAAAACTTGCGCCCGGCCAAGTCAATACAATGTCTTTGGCGACAATATTTGACAAGGCTATCAACAGGCATTTATCTTTGTCTCCAGCTGACCGTGTTGTTAATTCTCGCAATGCTGTCAAAGCTTTAGAGCCACATTTGGGTGTTAGAAAAGACGGCAAACCAATAGCATTGTTAAGCCAAAACGCTAAGTTGCTTAAAGCTGCCACTGGGACGGATGAAAAAGAACCTATTAAAATACCAGATGGGCGTGGCGTAGAAACCATTGGGTTGTCTTTATTCCCAGATTACAAAGAGGGTGACTTTAAAGTTTGCCCTAATTCAGCATCCTGCCGCGATGTTTGTTTGGGTAAACATGCAGGGCAGTTTTCTGAAGCATTTACGCAAGCACAAAATAAAGTTGGTAAATTAAGTGTTCGAGACCGAGCAATGAATAGAACCAAAGCAATGATGCGTGAACCCGAAGCATTTGCTGTAAGGCTGTATGATGATATTATGGCCGCGAAGATGGAAGCAGAACGGAATGGCAACCATTTGGGTGTTAGGTTAAACACCTTGTCTGATCTAAACCCGCGCATACATGATGCGATTATCAAGAACCATCCCGATGTTTCATTCTATGATTACACAAAGATGGCGTGGAAACCCATATCGGACAACCACCATTACACTTATTCATCAACTGGTGCTTCCCAAGAGGGTGTAGATAACCCACATACCAACTGGAAAAAAATGCGCCGCCATTTGGATAGTGGTAGAAATGTTGCTATGGTGTTTACAAACAAAGAAAAAGCGTTGCCAGAATATGTGCATGACAAAGAAACAGATA